GAGTAAACTCTTTGTCACTGCATACCTTGTCTAGGATCTTCTTCTCTATAGAAGGTACTGGATACTCTTGCTCAAAGGTCAAAGCGAATCTCTCTAGGAATGCTTCATTAAGTACATTAGTACCAATGAACCTACCGTCCTCGGATCCTTTACCCTTAGTGTTAGCAGTTGCGATAACATTAAATCCTACCGCAGGTCTGACCACTCTACCGATTTTTTTGAGGAACACGCCTTTCCCTTCAAGTATGGATTGGAGGCATAGGATTTTGTTACTAGCCAAGTCAATCTCATCGAGTAACAAGATTGCTCCTCGTTCGAGTGCTTCAATGACAGGTCCGTTATGCCAAACAGTTGACCCATTAACAAGACGGAAGCCGCCAATAAGATCGTCTTCATCAGTTTCAATAGTAATGTTTACACGGACAAGTTCTTTACCCAATTGAGCACAAGCTTGTTCTACACCAAATGTCTTACCATTACCTGATAGACCAGTAATGAATGTTGGATAGAATGTACCAGACTTAATGATTTTTTTAAGTCGATTAAAATTACCAAACGATACAAAGTTTGGATCTGTATCTGGTACTAAATTAACTTGCTCTGGAGCAGTTGCAGGGATACCAGCAGGCTTACTATAAGTTTTCTCTAGTGCCTCTTTAACTGTTAGATCCCAAGTGCCACGCTTAACCTTAAAGTCATTTAACTTATTAGTGATGGCACGATAACCTACTCCAACCTTTCTAGCGTACTTCTTAACTTCTGTAGCAGTAATGTGAGTACCAAACTGATCACGGAGATCGGAGATAACGGTCATAGTAAATCTTTTTGTGTATGTAACTATTATAGTAGGAGGAAGGGGTGTTGTGTACACCCCAAGGACAGTTTGTCAACTGACCATATCCACGAAAGATGAGAGTATCTTTTTGTTGACACTCTTGTTTCCAAGAGACTTCTTGAAAGCAGTTCTGATCTTAGCCTTAGATGCTCCTTCATCAACCTCAAAGTCAGTATCAAGACTGAGAGACCTAGTGGACATCAAGTAGAATTCATCATAACCAAGTTTCTCTTTGATGATAAGAGACTTATCTTTTCTAAATCTTGCCTTGATAGCATCTCGCTCGTATCCATTGTAACCGCAACTATAAGAGGCGTTACGAATCCAATAACTAACATCTTTACTCTCAATAAGTCTAAAGCATACGAAATTACAGTCAGGATAAGATTCCTTAAGATCCTTAATATAGGTACCAAGAGTATCCATATAATTATTCGCAAAACGAGGAAAAACACGTCCCGTCCTATTATTGCGTAAAGCCGAACGGTGTTCAACTGTTTTCTGACTGAGTTCGTTATCTTTTCCATAGACTGCTTTTTTGTCACTGTTATAGGTACCTCCGTACGCTTCTCCATCTGACAAGAGAATAACATTTAATTTTTCAACACCATACTTCTTGCGGAAATAAGGTATAACACTATGTAGAGATACGATAGCATCAGATAGAGGTGTACCACCAAGATAACATCCTAGAGGATATGAAAGTGCTCTAGAATACTCATATGGTTCTGCACTACCATAACCAGAAAAGAATGCTGATAAACGGAAGATATACTTTAACTGCAATTCAAAATCCTTTGCCTTGCAATCAGTAGTAATAACGTTAACTAGATGAAAGTTATGACCAAAAGCATATGTGTATGGTACACTACGATTCCAGTCTATATCACTTTGCTCGTGGTTGTTTCGTGCCCACTCTGTAGTAAAGATGTAAGCATTAAATGGTATCTGTGCTTTCTTACAGAACCAAGCAATGTTCATTACTTGCTTACACATATCGTGACACACATCACTAATAGAACCTGACCAATCAATCAAAGCTATAAGACCGTGGTTCTTACCATCAGGTACAATACTTACTCTCTTAAAGATATCCTCATTGTACTTGTAAGTGTGAAGCATTGCAGTGTCTAGGACTCCTGTCTTAGATGTTGTTGCTCTTGCATATGCAGCAGCAGACTTCTTACACTCAAACTCTTTAACAAGATAGTTAACTTCTCTTGCTGCTTCTTTACGATACTTGTTAAATGCTCTATCAGAAGATGCTATAGCATCAACCCAGATTTCTTTTGACTCATAATGCTCTCTACATCTTTCGGTATAAGTCTTGTTATCAACAACAACCTTATCGATAGGTGCTTTCTTGATAGTAAAGAGATCAATCTCCTCATAGTTCTTAGCCATAGAAGCAAGATCCTTCAACCTAGACTCTAATGATTCTAGAGTAGATAAATCTTCTGGTGCGTCGGATCCATCAGTAGATCCAGTTTGAGGTAATTGATCTCCATCTTCATCAGATTCATTACCTTCAGCATCATCACCTTCTCCTAATTCAGATTGAGCTTCTGATTCTCCTTCACCAAAATCAGGTGAACTTTGTGGTTGTTGACTCATCTCTTCACCACCTGCGTTCTCAGCACTCTGAGAAGGCGTAGGAGTCTTCTGAACTTGCTCTTCTTCCTGTCTATACTTCCAGAGTGCTTGTGCTGCTCTAACAGCATCCTCAAAGGTCTCTACTTCTGCTACCTGATCTCTGATGATTGCTTCTGTTGGATTGAAGGGAATGTCTGTATAATTACCGATCTTAAAATATAAATTGATACGATCGGCGAAACTAAATTCAGTAAGATCACGATCCCAAATAGAGAAAAAATCTTTTTCATTTAACTGTTTATACCCTTCGTAAAATGATTTACGTAAGCCTGGAAACTTACGCTTCATTAATTTCTCAATACGTACATCCTCTGTTATGTTTATATATCCTTGAGGAACACCCAATTCACTAAGGTCTACATTTGGTGTGAATAATGCGTGACCTACTTCGTGTCCCACCAACAGATCATAAATGGTATTGGTTAGATCCTTCCATATAGGTAGTGTCAGAATTCTTGTCTGGACATTGAAGGATGCAGTGTCCACTGCTTTATGCTGTACTACAAGGTTCTCAGTAGCAAGTAGTTTAGCAAGATTCCCTTTTACTTCGTAGTGGGTCATTGAGCGTCCTTTTGTATGTTCCCATTATACGAAGAAACCCCACGCTTGGTGGGGTTCAGTAGACACTTTATCAACTGTCTACGCCTTGCTCGTGCTTGGCGTAATGCTTGAGGTTTAAGATGTCTTTTTAAATTTTTCTTTGAATGATGCTGCCAGTTTGGAACTTTCATTGAGTTTCTCCAAAGCGGTTAATAGTTCAGGAGTCTCTTCCCACTCCCAAGTTTCTTCTCGACCTTTCTTATCTATCTTTTTGTATGTCTTCACTGTCATTTGGGCTGAGCGTGCCAAGGGAACACGTTGAAGGAGAATATTATTCTATCACTCTTTATCTTATTTGGCAACGACATATGCATCAACTGAGAAGGGAAGAAGATCACATCCCCCTCATTGCAGTTAGGTTGAACCTGTTGATGCACTGTTGACCAAGGGTCAGGAAATGGCGATATAAAACTGGTAGGTTGTTGACAGGGATCTAGTTGAGCATAGAACACAGCAGAGAATCCTACAACACCGTGAGTATGAACTGGATGTGATTGGTTAGAAGCATAGTTCTGACACCAAGATCCAGGAATCTTAAGATGCTCACCCTGCAAGGTTGCGAAGTCATCGATTGCTGGTTTCAGCAATTCCATCAATGACGTATGATAGGGAGGTTTCTTTTGTTTAGTATAGTACTTATAGAAATCAGACCAATAATAACCTAACAAACACTCTGAATCCTCCCAATTCATATCATTTAAGAATTGATCCTTAATATCTTTCCACGCAGGAATGTGGTAAGTATAACAAGGTATCTTAAATAATTCTGACCTAGATGATCCAGAGTCTGACTGAACCATCTTAGTTACAGCTGATTTAGACTTGGATGTCGTCGAGTTTGACTGTGTTGAGGATGTCATCTATTTCTTGTATATGCTCTATATTAAACACCATCTCGCTGACGTGCTTAATAAGGAATGGACTTTCTGATCTAGCAGCAAAGGCAAGTGCTTCTCGCAAATGCTTCTGTGCTTCTGCTAGTTCTGTTTGTACCTGTTCTGATATCGGTGATTGAATTTTCATTGTGACTCTATTGTAAGTGAATCGGGACCACCAGATTCTTTGATCTCAAGGTGTGAGAAGTTTTGTGGTTTGGAGAATTGTAGTACCCGCATAAATTTGTCTGTTAAGTTATCACGGTGTGAGATAACAAAGACGTTTGACTTATCGCTAAACGTTCTTAAGATAAATGATAACTCATCTGACCCCACTGTGTCAAGTGATCCGTCAAAGATCTCGTCAAGGATAAGGAGGTTGGTGTCAACGCTGTTCTTTAGTTTAGCAATGGATCTCCAAGTTAGCAACAAACTGATATCAATGCGAGCCTTTTCTCCCTCACTAAAGTTTTCATAAGAGAACTCATCTATGTACCTAGATTTTAATACTTCATTAAACTCTTCATCCAACGTGAAGTTACAAAAGAATTGTAATTTATTTAAGTACTGATTGATTAGTTTATTCATCACAGGCAGATACTTTTTAATGATTCTTGTTTTAATACCAGAATCTCTTAACAACAATCCTGCTGTCATATGAATATCTAACTCCTTTCTAGATTCCGTAAGTGACAAAGTGACAGATTTTAAATTTTCCTGCATCTCTTGCAGTTTCGCAGCTTCTACGGCTATAGAAGAGCCACTATCTTCCAGATCTTTCTGTTGTGTAGTTAATGCTTTTATGGTACCGTTCTGAGTATGTGTGATTTGTATCTGCTCAGATATCTTACCACTCAGTTCACGTAACTTCTCTAGAGGTGAAATAACTTCAGCAAGACGAGCATCGATATCTTTAAACGCTCCGTTGATTTCATCGATCTTAGTATCGAGTTCGGATATCCTTTCACTTTTAAACTCCTCGCTAATGACTTGTTTACAGGTAGGGCAGGAATCTGTCTTACGATAGAAACCTTGATCTTTCTCTAACTTCTTAAATCTACTGGTTAGTTTTTGCGATAGTGCACAAAGTTGACTCTTCTGTTTCTCTGGATCATTTAATTCTGCAATCTCATCATTGAGATCTGCTATCATTGTATTGGCCTCAGTTATCTTAGCGACACATTTGTTCTGCTCATCTAAGATATTCTCCAACTGTTGTTTCTTCTTATGTTCTAGTTGTGTTAGAAACCCTTCTTGTAGGGTAATCTTCTCTCTAACGCTTTGGGCGTTTAGTTCGTGCAGCTGCACACTATCCCTTATATCTTTCAATCTTACTTTGAGGATCTCATTCATATTAGAGAAGACATTTATATCTAGGAGATCTTCTATGATTTCTCTACGTTGAGCACCAGGTAATCTCATAAATGGAACAAATGTTGATGATCCAAGTACGACTATCTGCGTAAATGATTTGTAATTAAGTTTTAATATTTGTTTCTCAAGTGTCTTCTGTTGATCTACTACCTTCGAGTCCTGATCAAGCATCTTACCATTCTCCCAAATCTCAAAGAAGTTTGGTTTGATACCACGTTTGATATGATATAGTCTTGAACCTATCTTAAACTCTACTTCTACTACAGTACCTTTTTCATTTACACTATTGACAAGTTGCGATTTGCTGATCTTTCTAAATGGTTTTCCAAACAATCCAAAAGTAAAGGCATCTAGGACAGTACTTTTACCTGCTCCATTGGTGCCAATAATCAAATTAGTCTTATGAGTTGTTATATCAATCTCAGTAAATCTATCACCCGTGCTCAGGAGGTTTTTCCACCTTATCTTCTGGAACAGGATCATCGTCTAAATCAGGGGGAATAACAAGTTCATCAGGAGTTATGATACTATACTTACAGTTGGTTTGTTCGCAAGTAGTTATCACTTGACGATCTTCAACCTCTTGTATCATCATCGGAGGAAAGTCCTCCTCTGCCTCTAGTAGTCCAGCATAGCGTATTGCGTCATCTTTGTCAATAAAAAGATACAAGACATTATCATCACGCTCATCCCGTACGGCATAAGCACCCTCTCTTCCCATTCCTTCTAGGGTAATGATGAACATCAAGCAATTTCACAGCTTTCAATATATAGGGATTTCATCAATTTCTTAAGGTCGGTTTTATCTACATTAACCTCCACGTCATCTAGGTATTCATCCAGTAGTGACAAGGTATCTTTAACATCTATCTCGTTTGCATCTGGGTCATCAAACACCCCTACCTTTTCAATTACTTTTACGTCAAGAGCACCCTCATCATATAATGAATTCATCATCTGCTCAAAACGAGCATAGTTTGTTTTCTGTTCTACAACTATCTTTATGTACTGACCGTGATAATTCTTAGGATCTATTTCAGTATCATCACTCCAATAGATCTTAGAGAATATCTCGTATGGGTTCTTCTGAAATTTTAATTCAAAGGTATCTGTTTCAAAGCTATGGAATCCACGAGGATCTCCATAATCATTCCAATACATCTGATATGGATTACCTAAGTAAGTTACATTACCTTTTGTGCTTTTATGATGGAAGTGGCCACTGAGTACGAGATCAAAGTCTGCAAAAGTACCAGCGTCCATACCGTGTTCGTAGACGAAGCCAGGACGAGCAAGATAGCCACTGAGCTCAAGATGACCCATTGCGACTTTGGAAGAACTATTTCGTATAGTCTTGAGAGATTGTTCATAATTTTCTGCACAGATCCAAGGTACAAATAGTATAGAGGTTCCACCTATATTTACATCAATTGCTTGATCGTAACATATTATATTGTCATACTCCTGCAACAATAATGCTAAGGTGTTAAGGTCGTTAGTGTTTTTATAATACGCTGTATGATTGCCCACAAGGGTATGGACAGTAATACCCATATCCCTAAGGATATCAAAATAATTTTGCTTTGCCCATTGTAGAGTAACAAAATCAATGCTCTTTCTGTTATCAAAAGTATCTCCCAGATCTAATAGCGTTGTGATTTTATTTTTCTTTAACCACGGAAAGAATACGTTATCGTAAAACTCCTTGTAATAATCTAAGTATATCTGACTGCCTTTATGAGAACCGAAATGCTGATCGGTGATGATACCTACTTTCATTTTTTAGTAGTGTTGCTACGTGTCCTGTTTATGATAGAGATGAACTTATCACCAGCAAACGTTCCACCTAATGATACGTCTATCTCGTCACCATCTTTCCAGTTGACATCACCATTCATTTTGGTGTGTTGCATTAGAACAGCAATCTTGTCAATCACATCTTGTGTCAGTCTCATCTAGACATTCTGATTTCAATGTTTTCCTTGATGGAGTTCATATCCGAATCGGAGCTACCCATCCCACTCATTGTACCATCATATTTGTCAGAGTGCAACACTTCACTATATCCCGATCTCTCTATGAGTTTGGTACGAATCTCTAACTGCTTCTTCTCTTTCTGGATCTTGCGTAGAAATGCGTAGTAAATTATCTGTGTGAAATATGCAAAAGGATTCTTTGATTTCTCTGGATCAAAGTTGTCTACGTACTGTAGGCAGTTCTCTATGCCATCACAGACCATATCCTCTCTGAACATATAGTTCACGAAGTTTGGTTTGTATGATAGGTGCGTAGCGATCTTTAAAAAGCACTCTGCGATGTAGGGGGTGAGGCGAGGTCGAGGAAGATCATTCAGTTTAGCAAACTGTACCTTCTCTCGATACGCTACTATAGCAGTTAAGAAATCTTTATTGTTGACGTAATACTCCGTCTTAACTTTAGATCGCATTGCCATTTTATAATTCCTTTTATGTGGTTATTATAGCACACTGCCTAAGGGCTTGACAAGTCCTTAGAATATCTATAGAATAACAGTGTCGCTGTTGAAGGGACATTAGGCTTTAAATAATTTTTCAAAGACGTTCCTTGCTTTATTGATCGATCCTAGACTCCCCATCTCTGGAGTTGGTCTTACTCTATTAGGAATAGAATTGCGGAAAACCATATCAATATTTTCTAGATAAAAATCCCGAATGGGTTTCGGGGCGGTCGTGATTGTAATCATTCTAGCACGTTCTACGACAAATGTCTCATCTAGTGACATACAGGATTTCATCCAAAGATCAAGCTTGAATCCTTTTATCATTGCATTACGATCTGATGTTGATGCTTCCAATACCTGCATTGGATTATGAAGCATTATTACAGAATCATCCTCAGGAGGATACGTGACACCTGCTATGAGTTCATCACCTGTAATTAATTTAATTACACCAACAAAGTCATACGGTTCTCCTTCTGGTATAAATTTAATTTCTAATTGTTCATTCATATATTAAAATTTAGATTGTACTTTAATAATTTCGTAATCAAACTTTTCTTGTTGATAGATTTTTAATCTCTCTTCAAAATGTTTAAAAGTAAAATTCTTCCACTCTCCTCTAGAAATGTTATCACTAATATCGTAGAGTGTAGCTACGGTTTTGGTAGATTCTTTTCTGAGAACTCTTCCAATTGATTGAAGGTTTCTAATGCGGGATTTACTGGGGCTTGCGAACACGATATTGTGAAGACGCTTAATATTGATACCAGTACTAAAAGTACCATAGGACGCAACGATGATTGCATTTTCTTCTAACTCCGTAATCTGACGTACTTCTTCACGATCTTCTACATCGACACCTCCGTGCACAAAGAAGACTTTCCGATTATTTACACTATTATTTATCAAATTATAAAGAGGTTCTCCGTGTCTCTCCACGTAATTGAAGAGCACTAGAGTGTTTCCACTCAAATCTTTAACCAAATTTTTTATTAGATTGTTTCTTTTCTCGTGTGTAATAAGGTAATCTATCTCATCTTGATAACTATCGAACGTACCCCACTCGTGTTTAAGCACTAGACATTTTACTTTCAAAGGTGTAAGATACCCTTGTTGCATCAACTCTTTTGTTTTAACTAACTGTTCACACGGACCAAACAACCCTTCAAGTATCCACTTATGTGTCAGACATCCATCCAATGTACCAGTAAAACCAACACGGTATTTACAGGAATGGAGTTTAGTCATAATCTTAGTCAAAGATTTAGACTTAAACAAATGAGCTTCATCACCTAGTACTACATCAAATTTTTCAAAGTACTTTCTAGGTTCTTTGTATATACTCTGCCACGTGGTTATAGTACAGTTTGCTTTAACATACTTATCAGCTCCAGCATATATTTTATGACAATGTTTATCGACATCCCAACCATACTCTACAAAATCCTGATACATCTGTT